GCTATACCAATTTTCACCACCTTAAAATTCCTCTCGAAAATTTTGTTTTGGGGCTTGACTTTTAATAGTTAGTCTTTCTGGGGTTATCTACACCCCTACATACCACTACAAAAAGCCGGAGAATCTGACAAGAAAGGAGTCGGAAACAGTTGAGAAGAGCAAAGACTACCAATGAATCTGGCTCGAAAAGGACGATTAGACCGGCTTTGACGCCGGAAGCACGGGAAAACCAGCTGATTGAGCTGGCTATGGATCTTGCTGAGAAGCGAATCCTTGAAGGCACAGCTTCCAGCCAGGAGCTTACCCACTTTTTAAAACTTGGCTCCCAGAAAGCACGGCTCGAGAAGGAAGCACTTGAGAAGCAGATCGAGTTGATGGAAGCCAAGAAGAATAATCTTGCTGCTGCAGCCCAGATGGGTGAGATGTACGAGGAAGCTATTAAGTCTATGAGACGGTATAGCGGCCAGGGAGAAGAAGATGCTTAGGACATACACAGAGCTATGCGGATATTCTACCTTTGAGGAACGCTATGAGTACCTTAGGCTTGATGGTGAAGTCGGCGCAGACACATTTGGGTTTGACCGTTACTTGAACCAGATATTTTACCAGAGCGAAGAGTGGAAACAACTGCGAGACCGCGTGATTGTACGGGATGGCGGATGTGATCTTGGAATGGAAGGGCATGAGATCAATGGATTTTGGAAGAATGGTAAGTATGTTCGGCCAAAAATTCTGATCCACCACATGAACCCTATCTCCAAAGAGGATATCCTGAAGCGAAGCGATCTGCTTTTGAATCCTGAGTATCTGATCACCACGATTACACGGACACACAATGCTATACATTATGGGGACGCGGATCTTTTACCGAGAGGCCCCGTTACGAGGGCACCGAATGATACATGCCCCTGGAAACGAGGTTGAGTATGGAAAGTATCCTAAACACCATCAAGAAGAAGCTGGGAATCGCCGAGGATTATGACGTGTTTGATACCGACATCATTGTAGACATCAATTCCGTCTTTTCGATCCTTACCCAGCTGGGGGTAGGGCCAAAGAACGGGTTTTCTATCAATGATGCATCGGAGACATGGGACATGTTTATCCCTGATGACCCGAGGATGAACGATGTGAAGACCTACATGTACATGAAAGTACGGCTGCTCTTTGATCCACCTACCAGCAGCGCAGCTATTGCCTCGATGGAGAAGCTGGTCTCTGAGTTTGAGTGGCGGTTGAATGTGGCAGCAGAGACCTGTGATTGCAGCTGACGAGGAGGAATCAAAATGTGGTGCTATAGAGACTATGATGAATTGTATCATCATGGCATTCTCGGCATGAAGTGGGGAGTCAGACGATACCAGAACAAAGATGGCACTTTGACCCCGGCTGGCCGGAAGAGGTATGGTGATGGGGAAGATGATACTTCGGCCAATGAAAGCATTGAGCAAAAGAAAGAGCGAATCCGGAAATCCAGAAATGCAAAAAAAGTGTACGACAATGCTGGGCTCTTTGACGATAAGGAACTGACAGAGATTTACAGCCGTTTGGCTGTTGAGAAGAAGATCAAGGACCTTATCCCGAAAGAGAAGAACAAGGGAAAAGAATTTATTGACAAAGCCCTTGCTGCAACTGACACGGCTAACAAGGTTCTAGATAGTGGTACAAAACTGTATACCAATATCGACAAGCTGATGAAGCTGATGGATGAGCAGAGCAAGAAGAAATAAGGAGAAATTATGGCGCTCTCTAATACTGCCGTACCGAGATACTACGGCCAGTTTCGGGAGGCCGTAATCCGGGGCGAAATACCGATTAGCCGAGAAGTAGAGCTGGAGATGCACCGGATTGATGATCTGATTGCTAATCCGGGCATATATTACGATGATAAAAAAGTTGAAGGCTGGATCTCTTTTTGCGAGAACGAGTTAGTCTTGACTGACGGTTCTGATTTGCATCTGCTGGATACCTTTAAGCTATGGGGTGAACAGGTGTTTGGCTGGTACTACTTTATTGAGCGAAGTGTGTACGAGCCGAATGAAGATGGACATGGCGGTCACTTTGTAAACAAGAGAATTAAGAAGCGATTGATCACCAAGCAGTACCTTATCGTTGGACGAGGTGCTGCTAAATCTTTATATGCTTCTTGTATGCAGGCTTACTTCCTGACTGTGGATACTTCAACCACTTTGCAGATTGCTACGGCCCCGACCATGCGCCAGGCGGATGAAACACTTTCGCCGATCCGGACAGCTATCACCAGATCCAGA